CGGCTCAGCAACGGCAGGCTCCCGAGGCGCAGCAACGGCAGGCGACTCCGGCGCAGCAACGGCAGGCAACTACGGCTCAGCAACGGCAGGCTTCCGAGGCGCAGCAACATCCAGAGGTAAATCAGCGACCGGGGAAAATGGTCTGTCTGTGGCACGCGGTAATAATGTGTGCGTAAAAGGCGGCATGGGTGCTGTGCTGGTTATCGCAAACGAAAACGATGACGACTATGATATTGCAGAGTGGAAGGCAGGTATCGTCGATGGCAACACCCTGAAGCCGGACACATGGTATAAACTGGTGGACGGTGAATTTGTGGAGTGTGATGCGGGTGGTCTTTAAGTATTACATCACGCGCTACGGCGCGCAGCTGCCGAATACGGGCCTGACGGTGACGGGAATATATGGGGAACGACAGTATATTCCCGAGATTGATCGCATGGCATACGGCTGGGTGACATACACCCGCCGCCTGATGCCCTGGGAGATCGCCCGGGCAGGCCTGATATCACAGCCGAGGGAGGACGAATGATGCTGGATCATTACACATTGCCTGAACTGGCATTTAAGCTCAATGTACACAAAAAAGACCTGTATCGGCTCGCGGCGCTGGGGCCGGGATTTGAGATCATCCGGCTGTATCCCACCACCGCGCCAAGGTATGTGGTGAAAAAATCCGATATCTACAGCTGGATGGCATGTGTGCGCAGAGATATGTCGCTATTGTACGCGGCGCAGAAAATCGCGCCGCATATCCAGTTCTGGACGCTGGTGGCGGAGCGGAACAAATGGCAGGAAGACCGCAAGAGGATCTACAGGACCTACGGGAGGAAAGATCATGGATAAGCAGAGGATGACCGGCAAAGAGATCAACGCCATGCTGCATCTGCAGGCTGCGTGGTGCGCCATAGACAAGGCCAGCGACCTGGCCGACAGGATGAAAAGGCTGAAGGTTTATGGCCTGTACAGGAGCGCGGACGGCATGCTGACTAAGGTATTGGACACGATCCGCGACAACATGCAGGATCATCAGCGGGAATCGCACACCCGGCATTGCCGGACGCTGGAATACGGATGTTTTGTAAAACGCCCCAGCAGCATCAACCCGGATGACGGATTATGGCTATCATATCCGGCGGCAAACGAGATCCTGCACGCGGCGCTTGACCATTGCGTGCTTTGCGATAAAGACCCGCAGCAGATGCGATCCTGCAAGCTGCAGAAGGCGATGGACGAGCTGCCGATTGCGCGCGCCGATGGAAACAACAAAAACTGCCCGTATTTTGGAGGATTTTGAGAACATGAACAGCAAGGAAATTCAGGGCCAGAGACTATACAACATGCGCAAGATGCGCGGCATGCGTCAGGATGAATTGGCGAAGGCTGCGGGAGTAAGTCGGGTTGCTATCAGCAATTATGAGTGGGGAAAATATAATCCCGATATCCCGACATTATACAAATTCGCGGAGGTTCTGCACTGCGATATCACCGATATTGCCAACGATGATGTGGCCGAATGGATCAGGAAGGCCCGCAACACGGAATCCATGACGCTAAACAGCTATCAGACCCTTGCGCAGCGCACGGCGAACGGCGATCTGGACGTGAAGGGCAAGCTGATCAACGGCGCGATGGGCCTGTGCGGGGAATCCGGCGAGGTGATCGACCATGTGAAAAAGCATTTTTCTCAGGGACACAAGCTGGATGTTGACAAAATCATCGATGAGCTGGGTGATGTGTTGTGGTATATCGCGGAGACGGCGTCCGCCTGCGGCGCAACGATGGAAGAGATTGCGCGCCTGAACATCGGGAAGCTGAAAAAGCGATATCCTGCCGGTTTTGAGGCGGACAAGAGCATTAACAGGGAGGCAAACGCATGAATAAAGTGATTCTTATTGGCAATCTTGCCGCAGACCCCGAAAGCCGCACCACCCAAAGCGGCGTATCCCAATGCACGCTGCGCATCGCCGTGCAGCGCAGATTCGCTGGCCCGGACGGCAAGCGTGAGAGCGATTTCTTCAACGTGATCTGCTGGCGGCAGACCGCGGACTTCTGCGCCCGGTATCTTTCCAAGGGCCGCAGGATCGCTGTGGAAGGCAGCCTGCAGACCCGCAGCTATGACGCGCAGGATGGCTCCAAGCGGTTTGTCACCGAGGTTATCGCCGATAATGTGGAATTCTGTGACAGCAAGCGCGATGACGCGCAGCCGAAAGCAGAACCAGCACGGGGAGAGTTCACCGAGGTGGACGATGAAGAACTCCCGTTCTGATTGGAGAAAAAATGAATTATACTGAATTTTTGCAATCAAAGATCGATATTGCGCCGGATAGCGGATACGTAGAAAACCCGGAGAACATAAACCCGGTACTACTGCCTCACCAGCGCGATGCTGTACTCTGGGCGCTGCGCGGCGGCAGGCGTGCAATGTTTGAATCCTTCGGCTTGGGTAAAACGGTGCAGGAACTGGAATGGTGTCGCCTTGCTGCGGAACACACCGGCGGCCATGCGCTGATCCTGTTGCCCCTGGGCGTTAAACAGGAATTTCAGCGAGATGCCCGGGAGCTGCTGGGCATGGGGCACATTCCATATGTACGCACAAAGGCGGAAGTGGAAGCAGCCTGCGCCGATGGATATCCGGTTATGATTACCAATTATGAACGCGTGCGCGATGGCGATATTGACCCGGCAGCATTTACGGCGGTTTCCCTGGATGAAGCATCCGTTCTCAGAGATTTCGGCAGCAAGACATATCAAACATTTCTTCGGAAATTCAAGGGAATCCCCTATAAGCTGGTGGCCACGGCCACGCCTTCCCCGAACCGATACAAAGAACTGATTCACTATGCCGGATTCCTTGAAATCATGGACACCGGCCAGGCATTGACCCGGTATTTTCAGCGGGACAGCACGAAGGCAAATAACCTGACGCTGTACCCCCACCGGGAAAAAGATTTCTGGTTGTGGATGAGCTCATGGGCCCTGTTTATTCAAAGACCCAGCGATCTGGGATATTCCGATGAAGGCTATGCCCTGCCGGAAATGATTGTAAACTGGCATTGCATTCCCGTGGACAACGCCACGGCGGGCGCAGATAAATATGGCCAGATGAAAATGATCCGCGATGCGGCATTCGGCCTGCAGGATGCAGCCCGGGAAAAGCGGGAAAGCATTCCCCAGCGCCTTGAAAAGGCGATGGAAATCATGGCGGAAGATCCCAACGCACATTTTATTTTGTGGCATGATCTGGAATCGGAGCGACACGCCATTGAAAAGGCGATTCCGGAAGCCGTGACCGTGTACGGATCTCAGGATTATGACGCCCGGGAAAAGCGCGTGATCGATTTCGCCGAGGGATGTTCCCGCATCCTTGCCACAAAGAAAGAAATCTGCGGCAGCGGCTGCAACTTCCAGCGGCATTGTCACCGTGAAATCTTCATGGGCATTGATTATGAGTTCAACGATTTCATTCAGGCAATCCACCGCTGCTATCGATTCCAGCAGACAGAGCAGGTAATCATCGATATTATCTACATGGAATCCGAAGCGGAGATCAAAAAGGTGCTTTTGCAGAAATGGGAACAGCATAAGGAGATGACCGCCAAAATGGCCGAGATCGTGAAAACCTACGGGCTGAACAGTCAAGCCCGATTCGATGATATGAAGCGCACCATCGGCATTGTGCGCAAAGTGGTAAACGGGGAAAACTTTGTTGCCGTGAATAATGATTGCGTGGATGAACTTTCCCGCATGGCGGATAATTCCGTGGATGAGATCATCACCAGCATTCCATTCGGCAATCATTATGAATACACCCCCAGCTATAACGATTTCGGGCACAATCCAGACACGGAAGCATTCTTCGATCAGATGGACTATCTGAGCCCGAACCTTCTGCGGGTATTGAAGCCCGGCCGCGTTTTCTGCTGCCATGTAAAGGACCGCATTCTGTTCGGCAATGCCACCGGCACGGGCATGCCCACCGTGGAACCTTTCCACGCGCTGACTATCATGCACTACATGAAGCATGGCTTCCAGTTTTTCGGCATGATAACGGTTGTGACCGACGTTGTGCGCGAAAATAACCAGACCTACCGCCTGGGATGGACCGAATGCTGCAAGGACGGCACAAAGATGGGCGTAGGCTGCCCGGAATACATCCTTCTGTTCCGGAAACTGCCCACCGATACTTCCAAGGGCTATGCGGATGATCCTGTAAGCCGGGAAAAATCCGATTATACCCGGGCGCAGTGGCAGATTGACGCGCATGCCTTCTGGCGTTCCAGCGGCGACAGGCCTGTGAGCGCTGAAGAACTGGCGGAAATCCCCGTGGACAGGCTGCAGGCGGCCTATCGCAACTTCAGCCGGGACAATGTTTACAGCTACGATGAACATGTGAACCTTGCAAAACAGCTGGATGAAGCTGGAAAACTGCCCGCAACGTTTATGGTGTGCGCACCCGGCAGCTGGACAGAAGCTGTATGGGATGACGTGAACCGCATGCGCACCTATAACACCACCCAGAGCCAGCGCAGGAAACAGATGCACGTTTGCCCCCTGCAGATTGATATCGTTACCAGATTGATTGACCGATATAGCAAACCGGGCGAGGTTATCCTCGATCCATTCGGCGGATTGATGACCGTGCCCACTGAAGCGGTGAAATCCGGGCGCAGAGGCATCGGCGTGGAGCTCAATGAAGGATATTTTGCCGATGGTGTGGGCTACCTGCAGGCCGCCGACATGGAAAAAGGCAGAATGACACTATTTGATTTTATGGAGGGATAACATGAAATTCCTTAAAACCCTGTTCAGTGTACTCCTGGCCTTAACCGGCTGGGGGTGCCTGGCCTTCGCCTGGGTGATCTACGGCATCAAATGCATGGCGCTGGTTGCGCTGGCGATGATCGTGACTGCGCTGATCGGGAGTGTGATTTGATGATACCCATAGGACTGATCGCGCTGGGAATCGTTGTGGCGGTGCTGGTTTTCGCGTTTGCGTTGTGCAATATCGCTGCGGATGATAAGGGGGATGATGATTATGATGAATGATGACCTGATCAGCAGGAGTGCGCTGATAAATGGCTATGATGTGCGCAAAGTGACCGAATACGATGAAAGCGGATGCGGCATGACATATAAAGCCGTGTCTGTAGAATCAATAGAAAACACCCCCGCCGTGGACGCTGTCGAGGTCGTGCGGTGCAGGGATTGCCTTAATTGCGGCATGAAGGCTTCGATCAAATATGACGGCTATCGTGGCGATGTGCGGCTGTGCATGCTACACGGCATTGCAATACTTCCTGACGATTATTGCAGCGGCGGAGTAAAGGCGGATACGGAGGTGGACGGCGATGAATGAGGAAGCGAGAATTGTAGTCGATACCATTAAACAGGCGTTCGATATATTCAGCAAAATGGAACTTCCTACAGGGGAGCAAGAATGCACACTTTCCCGCGATTCGGCTATGTCGCTAATTGATGAAATCGAATCCCTGTCCACCCAGCTCGATCAGGTCACACGGGAACGGGATGGATTGAACATCATGCTTACACAGGCGCAGGCTATGTTGGAAACCCGGACAAAGGAACGGGATGCGGCGGTGAATATCATGGCAGAAAATCCAAGATGCGAAACATGCAAGCATTACACGCCCGGATATTTCTGCGTAGGGTGTCGGCGTGGAGATAAATGGCAATGGCGCGGCGTGGAGGTGGAAGGATGAAAGTTGAACTAACCAAGGGACAGTGTGAAAGCCTTGCAGATTTTATTTCCCTGAACTTGCTGGATGTTATTCGTAACGATGCTGATATTGATAACCTGAATTACGTTCACAATCTGCTGAACGCCCTGGAAGCGTTTAAGGAGGCGGCGAAGAGTGAAGAAGCCTGAAGAGATCAAGAAGGGGCTGGAATGCTGTAATACATATAATGATTGCCTGAATTGCCCTTATGATAAGGCTGACGGAAGCTGGGCTTGTACTGTGGAACGCAACGCGGATGCCCTTGCCTACATCCAGCAGCTTGAAGCCAATCAGCCGAAGTGGATTAGCGTGAAGGAGAGGTTGCCGAAGAACGAAGAGCTTGTGCTTATTGCAACAAAGTGGAGCCTTATGGGAATGAGAGGCATGGCTGTTTCTTGTGGATTCCATACAAACGGTAAAACGTTCACTGGCGAAAGCGATTATAACTGGGATGCAGGGGATGTTGATCTGGGCTATGACGAGGAAGAGGACGAATACATTGTCCCAGAGGGATGGTAGGAAGGCGTTCGATATACTGAACAATTCTCTGCCGTAGATGAACCAGTGTTGTATTGGATGCCCCTGCCCGAACCGCCGAAGGAGGATTGAAATGCCGATGGAGCTTGAAAAAATCAGAAACGAAATCACGTTAGTCCAAACCTGTTGGGCTTGCCCGGCTCAATGGGATGCATTCTACAACAAAAAGATGGTCGGATATATCCGTTTCGGGGGCGGATACGTCAGTGTGGAATGCCCGGACGTTGGTGGCGAATTGGTATACTCTATGCAGACCGAAGACAGGATGCAGGGTATGTTCTATACTGATGCGGAGGAAAATGCGTTTCTCAGTAAAGCATTGGACTCTATAGCTGGATGGGTGGGCAGGAATCGTATGCCGCCTGAGATTCCGAAGGAGGATGAATAATGGAACCTATCGCAGTTTTCGGGCTTGTGCTGGCGGTTGTGTTTGGCATAGCTCTCGGAATGATGAACTGAGGAGGACACCAATGCCAATTAAAACAAAAATCCGCACATGGCTGATCAATGGCCGGGAGGCGCTGGGCCTTGACCGGCAGGCGTTCGGCGTGAAATGCGACTGCAGTGACCGATTGATATGGATGCTGGAGGAGACCGGCACCATCACACATCCGCAGATAGCGGCAGCTATCATCCGCCTGATCGGCGGAAGCGTGGATCAGTACAATGATCTGGTGGACAAATCGCATCACGCCCGTGTCGTGCCAAAGGTGAAGCAGCCGAAAGGGCGCGGCAAATGGTATAGCAAGATGATCTGAGGTGGCTTATGCCGCCTCTTTTTTTGTGTGTGGATGACAATGGATGCGCGTCTCCCAGACGTGGACGGGCCATGCACGGGCGTGGGGAGGGTGGCTGACATTGGGGCATGCGGATTTGATACGATATATGCAGATGTTATATGGAGGGAGGTGGTGACATGGCTGCGCTGGACTGGGCCGGGCTACGGGCGGAATACATATCCAGCGGATTGAGCTATGGAGAGCTTGCGCAGAAGCACGGGATATCAAAAAGCGCGATAGGCAAGATCGGCAAGCGGGAGGACTGGCCGAGGCTGCGCGCGGAATACCTGGCGGAGGCATCCAAGCGCGCGCTGGAGGACGGCATAGATTATGAGGTGGACAGGCTTAAAAAAATCATGCAGGCTGCCACAGCCATGAGCGATGTCATCGCCGGAATATACGCAGATCCACAGCAATTCTACCGGCACCTGGTGCAAAACAAATATATATCCGATGACGGCGGCATGGATGTTGTGACCGAGGAAAAAGTGTTTAAAAAAGCGGATACCCGCGCCATAAAGGATCTGACCGGCGCGATGCGTGACATGACGCTGGTGATGCGCAACCTGTTTAACCTGCCCACGCAGGCGGAGCGGGAATCCCAGAGGATCGCTGCGGAGCGCCTTAAATTGGATCAGCAGAAGGCCGCCAGTGAGGATGACAGCAGCAAGCGCGTGATCATCAGGATGGACGATATGGAGGATTATGCCCAATGACAGACATCATCCGATATATCTCCCCGCCCAGCGAAAAGCAGAAGCAATTCCTGCTGGCAAAGACAAAGCATGTGGGGTTCGGCGGGGCGCGCGGCGGCGGGAAGAGCTGGTCTGTGCGCACGAAGGCGAAGCTGATGGCCCTTAAATATCCGGGGATACGGCAGCTGATTGTGCGCCGCACCTACCCGGAGCTGATCAACAACCACATCAACATCCTGCGCGCGGAGCTTAAGGACATTGCCCGGTACAACGATAAGGACAAGGTTTTCAAGTTCATCAACGGCTCCACCGTGAATTTCACCTATTGCGCCAGGGATTCCGACCTTGAACGGCTGCAGGGCGTGGAATACGACATCATCTATCTGGATGAGGCCACGCAGCTTTCCGAGCATCAGATGAAGACCATCACCGCCTGCCTGCGCGGCGCGAACGATTTCCCCAAGCGGGTTTATTACACCATGAACCCCGGCGGGCAGGGCCACGGCTACATCAAGCGCATCTTCATCGACAGGCGATTCGAGGAAGGGGAAAACCCGGAGGATTACACCTTCATCCAATCCCTTGTGACCGACAACAAGGTGCTGATGGTCAAGCAGCCGGACTATATCAAGCAGCTGGAAGCCCTGCCCCCGAAGCTGCGTGAGGCATGGCTGTACGGCAGATGGGATATCTTTGAGGGCCAGTTCTTCGAGGAATTCAGGGAGACCCCCGACCCGGCGAAGGCTGCCGAAGAGGGTTGCACCGTGGAAGAGCTGATGCATCAGCGCCGGTGGACGCATGTGATCGAACCCTTTGAGCCGCCCCGTGGCTGGACGATATGCAGAAGCTATGACTTCGGATACAACAAGCCATTCTCCTGTGCGTGGTGGGCGGTGGACTATGACGGCGTATTGTACCGCATCCTTGAGCTGTACGGCTGCACCAAGACCCCCAACGAGGGCGTGAAGTGGGCGCCCGATAAACAGTTTGAGGAGATCGCCCGGATAGAAAGGGAGCATCCCTGGCTGAAGGGCAAGCACATCGCTGGCGTTGCCGACCCCGCCATATGGGACGCTTCCCACGGCATATCCATCGCCGAAGAGGCGGGCAGGCACGGCGTGCTGTTCACTAAAGGCGATCATGAGCGCATCAGCGGATGGATGCAATGCCATTACCGGCTGCAGTTCGATGAGGGCGGATATCCCCGGATGTATGTGTTCAATAACTGCAAGGGGTTCATCCGCACCGTGCCGGGGCTTATGTATTCCGAAACCAAGCCCGAAGACCTTGACACTGATGGCGAAGACCATATCGCCGATGAATGGCGGTATATGTGCATGTCGCGGCCCATTAAGCCGGTGCGCGTGCAGACGGCGGAAGTGCTGTTTACGAGCGACCCGCTTAATCAGGTGGCAGGATGGACACCCAACAAATACACAACGACACAGATAAGAGCAAAGGAGTGATCACGATATGGCCCAGAAAAAGAGACCCGATGACGAGCGCATGCGGCAGCAGGACAAGCCGACCGGCAAGCCGGAACAGGATACCCCGCCCCAGACGGAAGCGGCGCAGGCTGGACAGCAGCCCATGCGACCGCAGATCGATCCCCGGATGATCATGATGGCGGCGATGCAGCAGAAGGCCGCGCAGGAATCCCCGGCAGGCCGCAGCATCGGACAGGCGGAGGGCATGCCCGGTGAGAGCGGTGTGCAGGGCAATGAGCCTGTGCAGGGATTTGTGCCCACGGCAGCGCCTGTGGCAAAGCGCATGACCAAGGACAGGCTGACCAAAGCCATGCAGGATCTGACCAAATACAAAAGCGGCAAAGGGCACCTGGAATCCCGCCTTGTGGAAGTGGAGCAATGGTGGAAGCTGCGCCACTGGGAATGGATGCAGGAAAAGGGCGCGCAGGGGGATATGAAGACCGGCAGCGCGTGGCTTTTCAACGTTATCGTTTCCAAGCATGCGGACGGCATCCAGAGCATCCCCGAAGCCAATATCCTGCCCCGGGAAGAGGGGGACAAGCAGACCGCGAAGATGCTCTCGTCCATCATTCCCTGTATCCTCGACCAAAACAAATTTGAGCAGGCGTACAGCGAGATCCTGTGGCAGAAGCTGAAGGGCGGCACGGGCGTATACGGCATCTTCTGGGATAAATCCCGGCACAACGGCATGGGCGATATCGCCATCAAGAAGGTGAATCTCCTGCACCTGTTCTGGGAACCCGGCATCAGCAATATTCAGGACAGCCAGCAGGTTTTCCATGTGGAGGCTGTGGATATCGACATGCTGAAGGGCCAGTATCCGCAGCTGGGCGATGCAAACCTTTCAAGCGGCGCTGTTTCCCTGCGCAAATACATCACAGATGATCCTGTGGACACCAGCAACAAAACTGCCGTGATCGATTGGTATTATCACAGCTACGAGGGCGGCAGGAAGGTGCTGCATTTCTGCAAGTTTGTGCTTGATACCGTGCTTTATTGCACGGAGGATGACCCGGAACTTGCAAACAGGGGCCTTTACGACCACGCGCTGTATCCGTTTGTGCTGGACGCGCTGTTCCCCGTGGAGGGCAGCCCCTGCGGATTCGGCTATATCGATGTGTGCAAGAACGCGCAGGAGCAGATCGACATCCTGAATCAGGCGATCATCAAAAACAGCCTGGTCAACGCAACGCCCAGATACTTTATCCGCAGCGATGGCAGCGTGAATGAGAAGGAATTCATGGATTTCACGAAGCCTCTTGTGCATGTGACTGGCAATCTGGGTGCGGACAGCATCGTGCCCATCACCACGCCCCCGTTTAACCAGACCCCCATCGCCGTGGTCAACAACAAGGTGGGTGAGCTTAAGGAGACCAGCGGCAACACCGACAGCTCCAACGGCATTACGCAGAACAGCTCTCAGGCGGCAAGCGCCATCGCGGCATTGCAGGAGGCCAGCGGCAAGGTGAGCCGCGCTTCCACGCTGAGCGCCTACCGGGCGTTTTCCGAGGTTATCACTCAGGTGATTGAGCTGATACGGCAGTTCTACGATATGCCCCGGCAGTTCCGCATCATGGGCGATGTGGGCGATGAGCAGTTTACCACGTTTACCAACGAGGCCATGCAGCCCCAGCATCAGGGCATGTTCGCCGGAAAGGATATGGGATACCGGCTGCCTGAATTTGATGTGCGGGTTAACGCGCAGGCCAAGACCGCCTATACCAAAGCGGCGCAGAATGAGCTGGCGATCACCCTGTACAACCAGGGCGTATTCAACCCGCAGATGACGGATCAGGCGCTGATGCTGCTGGATATGATGGACTTTGACGGCAAGGACAAGGTGATGCAGAAGGTGAGCCAGAACGGCACCCTTGTGCAGGAACTGGCCAAATACCAGCAGATTGCCCTGCAGCTGGCACAGCAGATCGACCCCATGATGGCGCAGCAGCTGGCCCAGAGCATCATCGGCGGCGCGCAGGCACAGGGCGCGATGCCCGCAGCCATGCCGCAGATGGGCATGGGCGATCCCGGCGGCAGCGCATCCAAGATGAGCAAGGCCAGAGCGAGGGCGCAGGGGGCAAGTCAGCCCGGTTGAGAGGGGGGCTGACATTTGCCCTGTCTGGTTTGATACAATAATCGCATAGAGTCGTCCACTTACGGACAGAGGAGATTTTTATGGATAATACTTATAAATTCAACCTTCAGCTTTTCGCAGACGGCGGCGCGGGTGGCGCTTCCGGCGGCGATGGCGGCGCGGCAGCCGGGGCTGACGGTGCAACGGGCGTAAATGTTCCCGCCGCCGGGGAACGCAAGAGCAGAAGGCGCGAAAATCCGCTGGCTGGTGTGCAGTACGGCATCCAGCAGCAGAACGCACAGCAGGTCGCACCTGCACAGGACGAAGCCGCGAACACCGGGACGGACAACGGCGAAGACGATTTCGAAAGCCTGATCAAGGGCAAGCACAAAGCCGCTTTTGACGCTAAAGTGCAGGATATCATCCGCAATCGGTTCAAGACCAATAGCGATAATGAGAAGCAGCTGGAGGCGTTGCAGCCCCTGCTTGAGGCCCTTGGCAAGAGGCACAACGTGGATCCGACTGACATTGACGCACTTATGAGCGCAGTGAGCATGGACGATGAAGCGCTTGAGGCCGAGGCTATCGAACGCAATATGAGCGTTGACACCCTGAAGACCGTTAAACAGCTGGAGATGCAGAACGAGCGCATGCGTAAAAATGAAGAGCGCAGCGCAGCGGAACAGCGCATGCAGGAGCATTTCAATTCCCTGGCACAGCAGGCACAGAATCTTAAGGGCATGTACCCGGATTTTGACCTGATGACAGAGCTTAAAAACCCCGCGTTTGCGAGGCTGACGGCTCCCGGAGTTGGGATCGATGTGAAGACCGCATATGAGACGGTGCATCTGGCTGATATCAAGGCGCAGGGCATGCAATACGCGGCGCAGCAGACGGCACAGAAGATGGCCAACGCAGTGCGCAGCAACAGCATGCGGCCCGTGGAAAACGGTCTGACAGGGGCGCAGAGCGCAACCACCGTTAAATCCGACCCGCGACAGCTGACCCGCGCGGACAGAGAAGAGATCCGGCGCAGGGTTGCAAGAGGGGAAAAAATCGTATTCTGACGATATTCCCCTGACCAAAGACAAGAAAGGGGAAAATTACTATGTCTGAACTTTTTAACATGAATATGCAGCTGTTCGGCGCTGGCGATCTGGTAAACGCCACCACCGCATATGTAAACAGCAATGATGCTTCCGATGTCACTCAGTTTTCTGGTGCGAACGATCTGTCTCCCACCATGAAGACCTATTACGACACCGAACTGCTGGAGAATGCCCGCAGCGAGCTGATCTTCGCGCAGTTTGGTCGTAAGCAGCCCCTGCCCGCCAACAAGGGCCGCACCGTGGAATGGCGCAAGTGGAACACTCTGCCCAATGCCCCCGTGCTGCAGGAAGGCGTTATCCCCACCGGCGAAAAGCTGGGCCAGACCACCCTGACCACCAGCCTTCAGCAGTATGGCATGTTCGTGGCAATCACCGATCTTCTGGATCTGCACGCCATTGACAACGTGCTGCTGGGCGCTACCGAGGAGCTGGGCGCTTCCGCAGGCGAGACCAAGGACATCCTGATCCGCAATGCCCTGATGACCGGCACCAACATCATGTTTGCCGACACCATCGGCGCAGATGGCAAGGCAACCCCCGTCACCGAGGATGCGGGTCTTTCCGCAGACAACAACCGCCTGACCCCTGATATGGTGAACAAGGCGGCCACCGCCCTGAAGAAGGCCAAGGCCCCCAAGATCAACGGCAAGTATGTGGCGATCATCCATCCCTCCGTATCCTACGACCTGCGCGCCAGCGATGAATGGATCGAGGCCCACAAGTATGCAGCCACTACTGAGATCTTCAACGGCGAAATCGGCGAACTGCACGGCGTGCGCTTCATCGAGAGCCCCAACGCCCCCGTATATGGCGAGACCGGCAAGATGATCTATTCCTCCTTCTTCCTGGGCAAGGATGCCTATGGCATCATCGACCCCGAAGGCGGCAGCATGGAAATGATCATCAAGGATAAGAGTCAGGCTGGCGGCCCTCTGGAACAGTATTCCACTGCCGGTTACAAGTTTGAGGATGCCACCAAGATTCTGTATCCCGAGCGCATGGTATGCGTGAAAAGCTGCAGCGCTTACAGCGCAAGCGATGCGGCAAACTACGAAAAACCCAAGGCCTGAGTGAGATATGAGGGCCATTAAATAACAGGGGAGGCTGTACGCCTCCCCGGAAAGGAGAAGCGTATGGCAACTGTTAATAAAGACCCCATGAAGGAGAAGGTTACGGTTTTCGTACACAAGATTTCTGGTGAGGATCCGATGCTGTATGTCGGCCTGAACGGAAAGGCCTGGAATATCCCTCGCGGTGTGAGTGTGGAGGTGCCCAAGCCTGTGGCTGAAATCATCAAAGAAAGCCAGGTTTGCGCATCTGTTGCAGACAGCTATAGCACAGAGAAACAGAATATGATGAAAATCGTACAGGGCGTTTAATCGCCCACCGCAGACGGGCGGGGCATAACGCCCTGCCCGTTTTTAATACCCGCGAAAAGGAGGCAGGCATGAAGGTAGGAGAAGTCATCGAAATGGTGGATCGTTTGAAGCCGAACCGATTCACGAAGGAAGATAAATACAAATGGCTGTCGGATGTGGACGGCATGATATGCCGGGAGCTGATCGACACCCATGAGGACAGCCCGCTTACGGAGGCGTTCACGGGCTATGAGGCGGAGACGGACGCGGAGAAGGAGCTGATCGCGCCGTTTCCCTATGACCAGATCTACAGATGGTATCTGGAAAGCCAGATCGATCTTGGCAATATGGAGATCACCAAATACAACAACACCCGCAACCTGTTCAACGCGGCATACCTGACCTTTACGGACTGGTACAACCGCACGCACATGCCCAAACAGCAGGTTTCCGGGTTTACCTTTACCGCCGGAAGGAGGGTTGACGATGCCCTATCTACCTGAACTGAAAGAGGGTAACCAGACCCGAACCATGACCGACGTCTTCGGCGGATACAACCACAACCTGAAGATCAATGAAGGGGAATGGTACGCCGAAGAAAACCTGACCGGGGCGTACTTTCCCCTTTTCGCGCAGAGGGGCAAGCGGGGAAGGCATTATCCGCCCGTGGGCAGCGAAACCGCCTTCGGGGAAATCCGGGGCATCATCGCAAAGGACGCGCTGGCGTGGATAGAGGGCGACCAGCTTTTCTACAACGGATATTCGCTTACTGATCCTGTTCCCGGCATCACCCTTTCGGAACATAAATCCATGCTGCCCAAGCAGATGGTGAGCATGGGCGCGTATCTGTGTGTATTCCCGGACAATGTGTATGTGAACACCAAGGATATATCCGACCGGGGCAGCATGGGCGCGAAGTATGAAAGCCTGATCAAAGAACCGGATGGCACGCAAAAGAACGCCATGATCAATTACACCCCCTGCGATATCTCCGGCAAGGCCTATGAGAACATCACGGCTTCCACGGCGGAGCCTCCCGAGCCTGTGAACGGCATGTACTGGATGGATCAATCCTCTTCTCCCCATACGCTTAAGCAGTACAGCGAGACAAGCGGCATGTGGGTGGAGATTCCCACGGTGTATGTGAAGATCAGCGTGACCGGCATCGGACAGAACTTCGCCGATTATGACGGCGTGACCCTTTCCGGCGCGGCGTATACCCATGAGGATGATACAGGCAACATCATTCAGAACCAGATCGCGGCGCTGAACGGGGATATCATCATCCAGGCGCGGGGCGATGATTATATCATCGTGGTGGGCGTTCTGGATCAGGCGGCGGTAACGCAGGAAGCCGTGATCACCGTTGAGAGAAAGATTCCCGTCCTCGATTATGTGTGCGAGGCCAACAATCGCCTGTGGGGATGCTATTACGGCATGAAGGACGGCAGAATGGTGAACGAAATCTACGCCTGCAAGCTGGGGGATTTCAAGAACTGGCATTGCTTCATGGGCATATCCAGCGACAGCTATACCGTTTCCGTGGGCACGGACGGCCCCTTCACCGGCTGCGCGGCGTATCTGGGCTATCCCATATTTTTCAAGGAAAACTGCATCCACAAGATCTACGGCAGCTTCCCCGCCAATTTCCAGACCCAGACCACCCAATGCCGTGGCGTGCAGCAGGGCAGCGGCGGCAGCATCGCCATCGTGAACGAGATCCTTTATTACAAATCCCCCACGGATATCTGCGCCTATGACGGCAGCCTGCCTGCGGGCATATCCACCCAGTTCGGCGGGGAGATGTATTCCTCCGCCGTGGCGGGCAGCATGAACGGCTGTTATTACATCAGCATGAAGGATGTATCCGGGGCATGGCATCTGTTTGTGTATGACACCCTGCGCGGCGTATGGCACAGGCATGATGACGCGCATATCACCGGCTTTGCGGCATGGGGACAGGAGCTTTACTTCATCCATGCTGACAAAAACGCCATCCTGACCATGAACGGAAGCGGCGAAGCGGATGAACAAAGCGTTTCATGGTATGCCGAAAGCGGCGTGATCGGGTATGACATGCCGGACAACAAATATGTTTCCCGGTTCAACCTGCGCATGAAGCTGGGCGAAGGAGCAAAGGTGACGCTGAAGACGGAATACGATTCCGATGGCGTATGGCATGACCAGGGCACGGTGACCGGCAACGGGCTGGACGCTTTTATCTTCCCCGTGATTCCCCGCAGGTGCGACCATTTCAGGATGCGCCTTGAGGGCGAGGGCGATGTGCGCATGTATTCCATGTGCAAAATCCTTGAACAGGGGAGTGACGCATGATGAACGGCTTGAACTTCGCCCCGCCTCCCGGGCTTAAAGGGGATGAAAAGAGCCAGCTTGTTCAGATGCATTCATTCCTGTTCAGGCTGACGGAGCAGCTGAACGCCGCCCTCGTTCAGACGGACAACGCCATACAGAAGGCGCAGACCGCCGTTTCCGCTTCCGGGAAACCTGCGGACGGCTCGACCGAAGCCGAATACCGGGAACTGAAAAGCCTGATCATCAAATCGGCGGATACTGTGCGCGCGGAGATGGATGTGGTGGAAACAACGCTGAGAAGCGAGTATGAAGCCATCAGCGATGAATGGGGAACCTTTCAGGAGAATATCGAGACCACTATCGTTCAGACGGCTGAAAGCACCATCGAATCCTACAACTATCAGGCGCAGATCGATGGGCTGGAGCAGTTTCAGCAGACGAGCCAGGGCTATATCCGCAGGGGCATTATCTGGGATAAAGACGGCGTGACCCCCATCATCGGCATTGCCATCGGACAGGAACTCCGGACAACAGACGAAAAGGCCACAATAGACGGCGTTGAATACGATGTCCTTGATAAATCCCGCAGCATGGCCATCTACACCGCCAACAAGATGGCATTCTACCAGAATGGCGTGGAAGTGGCTTCTTTCAACCAGAAAACCCTGACGGTTACGGATATCGATGTTTCCGACACTGTGACCTTCAACAAGCAATGGGAGCTTTCCCGAAAATACGGTTTTACCCTCAGATGGATAGGAGGAGATGAATAATGGCGCAGCTGAACTATGGGTTGAGGTTTGTTGATGGAATAAAGGACAGAACCATCAAAAGCAAGCAAGATACAACGTTTGAACTGCAGTATTCTTATACTTATATTGGTGACGGTTCATATTCCAAGGTGAGGATTAACGCGCCTATCATGCGTATTGGAGACATGTCTGTTCCAGGAACCATTGAGACCACTGAGAGTGGATCGAATTATGGAAAGGGCACGTTTTTATTTGAAGCAGGAGAGGGTGTGCTTTATGAGATTACAGATCCCGACCTGGAATGCACAATCGAAACGCCCTTTGAAAGGTTCGAAAACGGTGCATGGGAAGAATTCGCCACTCCATCCTATAAATTCACGTTGAAGATCGCAAAAACCTATGAGACCACGGACGAAAACGGCGATCCTGTTGTGATCGATATGAACCCCGTGTTGAATGATGGATTCTTTGGGTATGTTTCCCAGGATGACATCCTGCCGGATGCGCCGGAAAATGTGCTGGTAGGTGGATATTCCAAAGCGGTATTCAGTTTTTCTATCGATAAGATTGAAACCAGGTTCGGTGCAAAGGTTGAGCAGATCAATATCCGATGCGAAAGCAAGGACTATATCGTGCGAGACTTTACGCAGCCGGTTATAACGGATGTTATCAAGGGTGGCAGGACAGTTGAATATGTGTATGTCCAATTCAGTGTTATGGATAGCCGCATGAATACGACAAAACTGAGTTATAAAATGCCGGTTTACATTTATTCTGCCCCTGTTCTTATCGACACAAGTGTTTATAGATCAAACGGAGACAGAACCGAAAACGATCAGGGGGCATTTTTGACCGCGAAAGCATCGGCCGCCTACAAGGAAATCGGTGGACATAACAAATGCACCATTACCGCAGAATGGGGAGAACGCGGCGGGGATATGAAACCGGCTACGATTTCGGGTGAAACTGTTATCGGCAATGGCACCATCCTGCCCATCAAAAGCTATGTGGTTACATTTACCGCAACGGATACCATAGGCAAGTCCAACACGGTTTCACTGATTGTGCCCACTCCCGGCGCTGTGTTCGATGCGCTGAAGGGCGGCAATGGCTTTGCCTTCGGCAAGATGGCGGAAAGGGCAGGATTCCTGGATTCCGCATGGGAAATCAGCAGCGATGGCGGCGTGTACGCGGGCGCTGAACCGCAGGAAGACGGAAGTTATACCTACAAGGCGTACATGGACAAAGAAGGCAATATCCATGCGGACGAGGTTGTGGAAGCGAGAACCATAGCCGGGTCAAATGCTGTCATAAAGTACACTGTGTTCGCGGAAGGCGGCGAATTTTCCGCTGCTGTATATTCTCCGATGGCGGAATTTTCAAGCCATGTGATCGCCGGGGCTGGTGAGTTCGACCATATCGATCTTAAAAAAAGCATAAATGTGGGCGGGAACGCCACTTTCGATGGTGGGGCGGTGTTCAATGGGCCTGTTATCTTCAACGGCGGCACAACGGGCGGAGGGGATAGCGGCGGATCATCCGCACCAAGTTTTATAGTCGATGAGACGCTGACATATGAAAACGGCGTGCTGTCGGTAAATACTGCGGACACGCCTGAACAGGACAATACGCTGCCCATTACATCAGCGGCGGTATTTGAATCTGTTGGAAACATTAACGCACTGCTTGAGACCATTTAAAGGAGGATGAAATATGAGTACCCAGACTGAAATCACCAGAATCCAGACCGCAAGAAACACCATGCGCACCAAGCTGGTTGACCTTGGCCTTGTAGCTTCGACCGCTAAAATTGACGCGATTGCGACTGCTGTTGACGGCATTGAGAATCGCGGCGCTGTGCAGGCAAACGTGCAGGAGGGTGACACCTACACCATTCCCAAAGGTTACCACAATGGCAACGGCACGGTTTCCGGCGTAGCTGGCGGCGGCAATTATACCTTGCAGGCAAAAAGCATTACGCCCACTAAAGCCCAGCAGAATGTTACCCCCGACAGCGGCTATTACGGCCTGTCCGGCGTGACTGTGGCGGCGATTCCTGACAATTTCAATGACACTTCCACCGTAACCGCCGGGGCTGCGGACGTGCTTGCGAATAAGATCATCGTAAACGCTGCGGGTGAGACTGTTGCCGGTACGATGCCTAATAATGGGGCCGTCAGCAAAACGTTGGATGCAGAAACTAAGTCTTATACCATTCCAAAGGGCTATCACAGCGGTACGGGCGCTGTAAGTATTTCAACGGAAAGCAAATCTGTCACCCCTACCACATCTACGCAGACGATCACCCCCACCAGCGGCAAAGTGCTTGATAGCGTGGAAGTGGCTGCCATTCCTGATAATTATCAAGATACCACCGGCCTTATGGCTATGCCGTATCACGTCCTGATGGGGAATTCATTCATTGGCGCAGATGGCACAAGACAAACGGGCACTATGCCTGACAATAAGAAGGAAAGCTATACAATGGACGGCCTTACCGTAACCAGCGTTACGATTGCCCAAGGATATCATCATGGAGATGGAACTGTAACATTGACCGATGACATCGAAAACGCGCTTGCGGCGATTTAAGGAGGGTATATGAGTATATCGTCTGAAATTATCCGTATCAATGAAGAAGTATCCACCCAGACGGAGCTTATAGGTGAGATCATCAATGTTTTGCTGACTAAAGTCACAGGCGGCAACACTGCTTCTACAACGGACGCAGACAGCGCCGAAGAATAAGGAGTGATATCATGTCTCAACTTTCAGAAAATACAACGGCATTACAGACTTTGCTTGAAGCGGCAAACGCTCTTCCTGATTATGATGGCGATATCGAATGCACAAGCGTAAGTGCGACCGGCGATATTAACGCTGGCGAGAATATGCATGCAAACGTGGTGTATGCTACAAGGGGGACTTTTTCCTTTGTATATGCTAACAGTGCTCTGCACGCTGGCAGAGCTACGTTCGCGGGTGAGGTGAGTGCCGACGGCGGCATCGCAGGCGTGACAAATTATACAGAAGGTGTGGAAGAGCTAACCGGCGGCAAATGGATTGACGGAAAACCGATCTACAGGTATCTGTGGAAGGGAACCACTACGCATTCCGGCAGCCAGAAGGTTATGACCAATTTTCCCGGCAACATCACCCCGGAAACAGTGATCACGCTGCGCGGTATGATCCAGCGTTCCGATGGTGAATGGGTGTCCGCGCCCACATCCTATTACGGCAGCCTGAACCACTCCGCCAACCTGAGAACCTATAACGGCTATCAGATATATCTCGGTCTTGGCAGCGGATTCGACGGCACGAAAACGGTGGTCATTATCGTCGAATACACCAAATCTACCGATTAAGGAGGAAAACACATGGCAGGAATCATTGATGACAAGAAACTTACCACCCCTGTGGTGAAAACCAGCGCATCGCCTACCACGGCAAGCCAGACCGCAGCGGCGGCGCAAACCACCCAGAGCAAAGCCGTGGCCAGCCCTTACACGGGGCTGGCGGGGCTTTCGGAAAGTACGCAGAACGCGCTGGGCAAATATTCCCAGGGATATCAGCAATCGCAGGATGTGACGGCTGCGCAGGATTACCTGAACAGCGTGGTTTCCGGCAAGCCCGGGGATTATTCCAGCAATTACAAGCAGCAGCTGGACGATATCTACAATCAGGTGATGAACCGCCCGCAGTTCACCTACGACCTGAACAGCGATATGCTGTATCAGCAGTATAAGAGCCAGTATCAGAACCTTGGCAAGCAGGCCATGATGGATACCACGGCGCAGGCGGCGGGGCTGACCGGGGGATACGGCAATTCCTACGCCGCGACGGCGGGCAATCAGGCATACCAGAATTACCTGCAGCAGCTCAACAGCATCGTGCCGGAACTCTACGACAGGGCATACGGACGATACGCACAGGAAGGTCAGGATCTGATGAACAAATACAACCTGACCAGCGATCTGGAAAACGCCGAATATGCCAAATACCGCGATACTGTAGCGGATTGGCAGAGCGAACGCGATTTCGCCAACAGCGATTATTGGAACAAGTACAACGCCGATTACGGCAACTGGCAGGATATGCTGAATATGTACAACCAGTTCGCGCAGATGGAGAACGCACAGTACAACACGAACCGCGATCTGGCTTACAACCAGGCGATGGCGATCATTAAAACGGGCAGAGTACCTGATCAGGACTTGCTTGACCTTATCGGCCTTACTAAGGCGGATGCAAAGGGCATGGCAAAGTTCTACAAGAAAAAAATAAGTAGTTCCGGCGGCGGCGGCGGTGGCGGCGGTGGAAGAAGCAGCGGCGGAAGCTCGGGCAACACAAGCGGCGGAGGACCTTATAAGCTTACCTATCAGGACAATGTTGTCAAGAATGTTGCAAGCGCATACAAGAATCAAAGAGGCAGTACAATGGCTGTAGATTTTATCGAAAAGGCTGCAAAAAATGGTACTATTTCCAGCACAGCGGCAACGCAGATAAAAAGAGACCTTGGCCTGTAATAGTGGAGGTAACGAATGGCGAAGAAAAACGTGTGGGATAAAGACAAGAAAAAAAACGTTATTCCTTCCGAAGGCGTTAAAGGAGTAGTAAAGGACAAAGAGTTTACTGTCAAAAAGAAAAGCTCCTCCGCGCCGAAAGATGAAACTGCCAAAGCAGCGACATCCGGCAGCAAGGGCAAAACCTTAAGCTATGATTTCAGCCAGCCCAGCACCTATACAGGTGATGATGATTCGTTTATCAGGCAAACCCGCGCAAATGCTTATGGCCGGGATAGTATTGACCTTTACAACAATCTTGTGCAGAATTACGGCAACGTCTTCAATAACATATATGCCTTGGGAGGAAGCAATGATATCAAGGCATCCGGCATGCCGGGGAAATTGAAGTACAATCAGAGCTGGCGTGATCTTGGCGCGGAATGGTTTAACGAGGGCGTGAACGACCTTGGCCTTTCAGAAGAAGATGTGAGGCTGATGGCTGAGATTACGGAGCAGAACAATAGATTTGCCGATGAGTGGGGTAATCTTTTGAGCGCCCGCACCGGCGATACCAGCGTGCTAAACACCGAGGGTGCAAGCAAGGAACAACTTGCGGAATATAACCGCATGCTGCGCCTTGCCGGGAGAGATAGCACCTTTGAGACCCTTTCCACGCCTCTGGATGCAACGAGGAAAGCGTACCGCGCACCCGGAGCGGATGACGATGAATGGGAAAGCTGGCTTCAGAATTATCTGAATGAAGGCAAGAAAACCGGCATAGGCGCATGGGCGATATTTGGTGGTAACAAGGAAGCCAAAGAGCGGGAAGATGTGTGGAATGCTGTTGCCGGGGAGAAAAAGACCTGGGATGATATTGCGCAGATGCATTATCGGTATTCCACGGCTGATCTGCGCGATGACCTTCTGCTGATTTCCGGCAAGGACAGCAACTTCCGCTATACGCACAGACCGTTTAAAAACAACGCGGAAAGAGCGGCGGCGGTGCAGGCGGCAACCTACCGCGCATCCGCCGCAACCGGGCAGGATGTTGGAACGCTGATGCGTGAAGACCCTTCCGCTATTGCCAAGCTTACGGAAGCCTACCGCGCAGAGGATGAACAGGTATACGGCTATCTCAACGCAACCAGCGGACTTCCCGGAGCGATTTCCAGCTACGAAGAGTATTATGACAACATCGAAGGCACGGGCAAATATCAGGAAGAACTTGCCGGTATCATGAGGACGCAGGAGCGTTACGAGAAAGAAACTGAAAAAGCCCACAGGCTTTCTGCAAGTGTGCGTGAAGACCCCGAATACTCCACGAGGGCAACATATCGTCAGTATACCGATCATGGCGGCGTAAGCGTTGAACCGACCATCATGAGCGGCATGATGGATTATGAGGGCGGGCTTACTAACGAGCAGTATCAGAACTATCATGCGGGCGTACTGCTGAACGAATATGTTCATGCCGGTAAGAACGAAGACAAGATTGCAGAGCTGGATATGATTCTGAGGGGTGTTCCGCAGATTGCGAACAACGTAGATCTGAACCATGTGAAGCACTTGTCCCCGGAACAGCAGCAGGACGTATACGCGCTGATCAATAAGGCTGTAGAGAACTATGAATTCCCGCAGGAGGCCATTGACTACATCAATGACCCCAGCGTGAGTTATTTGGCGCAGCGCAACTATTCCATAGACGAACAAACCAAATACCAGAAGAACATTGAAAATGACGGCGCGACTGCTGCTGTGGAATATGGTCTGTCGTTTTTAAGGAACGCGCCCAACGCACTTGCAGGTTATGTGAATACTGTTCGCGGCATTATCGACCCTGAATTCAGGGAAAACATGAGCCCGTATGATGTTGCATTTGAAAACGCATGGAAGATGCAGACGGCACAGGGCAATGTGGCGAACAAGGCGGAGGCTTGGGGCGAACAGGTGGAAGCCCCGCTGATCGGCGATCTTGGCGATGCGGCAAGGTTTGGCGCGGAGGCTGTAAACAGCATTGGTAATATGCTTGCACAGTCTGCGATGGGCGGCAAGGCGAAAGCTCTGACGCTTGGTAACATGTACGCGAACACCTTTAATACCGCATGGTACAACAACCTTATGCGCGGCGATGGCGATTTCTTGGACGCGGTTGCTGAAGGTGCGTTTGAAGTGGCTACCGAAGCAGCCCCGCTTGATATCATTGCAGATAAGGCGATCAATCCGTGGGATAAGCTTTGGAAGACGGGCGTTGCAGAAGCAATAGGCGAAGCCGATACGAGTCTTCTTAATATGGGCTGGGATGCTGCCAGATACGGCGAATACCGAGAATGGACGGATTACGAGAATATGCTGCATGCGCAGGGATATTCGCCTGAAGAAATCCAGAAAGAAAAGGTCAAGTTCTTTGCGGGTTCGCTTATCAAAGACGCGGCGATGGGCGCGTTTATCGGCGCAGGATTTGCAGCCCCTTCCGCAGTTGCGGACTATTCCGGCATGCGTAAGGAAGGCAAAAACATCATCGGCAATGAAGGCGTGGCTGATCTTGTGAAGGTGGCAGAATCGGTGGGGCTGGACGGCAGCAACGCGAAGATTCTTGCGGATATCAAGGCGGCACTGGGCGTTGACGAGGCCAATTCCGAGATCACCGATGAACAGATCATGGAAGAAGCGGCGGAACCCATCGGCAATGAAAATGTCGTTTCTGAAGCGACAAATGCAGAGCCCGTGCAGATTGACACCCAGAGCGTGATTGACAGGGCGATGGAGGCTGTTTCCGGCAAGGTGAACAGCGATGTATCCGCAGCAGTTGAGAACGCTGTGAACGAGGCAGCAGAATTCCTTGCGGATGACGCGGCAGACAACGGCGGCGTGAACAGCGATAATGCGATCAACAACGCAGTTATCGTTGCGCAGGAGGCGCTGGGCGAGGTTGAGGGCGCGGATGCGGAAGTGGTGAAGAATGCCATAGCCGAGGCTGTGAAGGGCAGCATGCGCCCGCAGGAGAACGCACAGGGCGTACAGGAAACGGCAGAGGGAATTGCAAATGACAATGGCAGTTCCGAAGGCGTGGAACTGGATTCTGCTGAAGCGATGAAGTTTGACCCTGAAGCGGCGAAAAAGGCAGCAGCCCGGCAGGCGCTTGACGAGATCGACAGCATGGAAGGCGTTGAAAACATGAGCGAAGAGCAGAGGTTTGAAGCGCTTATTACGAGAACTGCGGAGATCTTTGAACAGATGAAGGCGGAAGCTGAACAGGCAGCACAGAAATCCGAACAAAATACGAATAAACAGACGGAACGTTCGGAAAATTCCGCGAGCGACATTGAGGCTGAGGCTGCCGATGCCGTTCAGGAAGCCGAGCAGAACGCCCGCGACAAACAGGAACGTGCCGACCAGCAGAGAAACGCGGATGTAGGCAGCGTTGTCCCCCCTGAACAGGCGAAGACTGCCCGCGACAAGGGCGAACGCAGCAGCAAGGGCAAGCGCAGCAAGGGCGGAAAGATCAGCCCTGCGAAGGTGGGCCAGCTTTACCGCGCAAGCATGGCGAAGCTGGACGCGCAGGCGCAGGAGGTTATGAGTACCGCATATGCCCGGACGCTGGAAGGACAGCTTTCCGAAAAGGGAATCACCGGCGATGCGGCAAAGACCATTTCCAAGCAGCTGGCAGATGTGATCGGCGGCAGGAAATCCACCCCTTACATTACCAACCTGATCAACAACAACGCTGTGGTGCGCCAGATCTATCTGGATTCGATGGCGAAGGTGAATACCACAGAACTGGATAAGGCGAATCTTGAATACATGGCAAGCGGAATCCGCAGCAAAGCATCCCCGGCTGCGGTGAAACCCGAAAACCTGACCGTAGACGAGATCGAGATCGAGGCCGAAGAAGGCGATGCGCCCGCCGATATCGTGACCAAGAACGCGCAGAAATACCTGGGTGCGCAGGCTGTCACGATGGAGAACATGTACAATGATACGCAGGATGCTGTCAAATATTCTGAGGCTTTTGTCCGGGCGGTAAACTATGGCAGGGACGGCAGAAATCTGGACATCGTAAAGGGAGAAGGGCGAATTTCTACGCTGAATGAGGCTCAGATAGAAGCGGCATACGCCATTGGCAGGGATATGCGCGTCAACGCGCCCACGGCTGCACGGGTTAATTCCAAGGGCATTTCCGTAGGTAATGTAGACCTGAGTGAGATCAACCTTGGAACATTGGATAAGCACCAGAAGGCATCCGTACATGCGGCTATAAAGTTGGCGAAAGCGATTGGATTTAACCTCAAGTTTGTGGAATCCAAGGCAAACGCGTTGGGACAGTACACCACCGAAAACGGCAGCTGGACTCCTGAAACCATGACGCTTACGCTGGACATTCATGCAGGCAGCAATGATGTTGGCGATCACAGCTATGCCATGATGCACACGATGGGCCATGAGCTTACCCATTACATTAAGCAGTTTGCCGATGGCGGCATGTGGAATGAATATCAGGCGTTCGTGATGGATCATCTTTCCACGAAGATGAATAACGATATGCTGGACGATAAGATCGCCAAGCTGATCGCCAAAGCCAAGGAAGATGGACGCACGCTGACCCGTGACGGCGCGATTGAGGAAATCATCGCCGATGCCAGCGTTGAGGCTCTGATGAACATCACCGATGCGGATATCCAGCAGATTGCCGAAACCAACCCCAGCCTGCTGAAGAAGATTGGTGAATTTATCCAGAAGTGGATAAAGGACATCAAGGCGGCGATCAAGGCGGCGTACAGCGGCACCGAATCCAAGACGGCGCTTGCACGGGCGATGGAAGACCAGCTGGATGAGATGAGCGCGAGATGGAACAAGCTGCTTGTGAACGCGGCGCAGAACCGGGCTGCGGAGGCGAAGGGCGCAACTGTTGCTGAAAATGCAAGCGTTGCAGAAACTGCGCAGAAGCCTGAGGCACAAAAAGAAAGCACCCCAGAGGCTGATGTAAAGTATTGCGTACGGGATGGCAGACTTTCGGCTGATTCCACCGAGCAAGAGCGGTACGAAATCTTGAAAAATGGGACTGTAAAGTTGGCAAGTGTAAATATTGCAAGGGTAAAAGAATTCGGTGAAAACCTTGGCGAGTTAAACAAAACAGCTGTTGTGGGCACGATTAAAACCGTTGCCAAAAACCTTGGAATCAATAGAATCAGCCTTTATAATAGCAAGCTTGATATGGGCTTTGGATTTTCTTTGAAGAATGTGAAAAAAAGCGCAACCCATCAAGCAGATTATGGCGGCAGCTACCCTGATTTAGCTAAGGCAATGAGCTGTATCGAACAACTTGCAGAAAACGCTGTTCCTATCGAAGTTCATAGAGAGAAAAAAACAGGCACAAAAAAAGCAAATCATGACTTGAAAAACGTATACGTTCTTGTATCGGCATTTGCTGATGGTAATGGATATATTCCTGTTCAGATGGAAGTCAAAGAATTCTATAATCGAGATACGGGTCTCTATTTAAATGTTGCATTAAATAAAATAGAACCCGATGTCTGGAATACGCGAAGGCTTCCTGAGAATCAGGAAGGTTTGACGTATCTGTTACCGGATTCTGTAATTAGAATAGCAGAAATTTTCAAAAATGTCAACCCTGATACAGACGGACGATTTTTAAAATATGTGCCTGATGGATTCTTGAATGACGAACAAAAAGCGAGCAAACAGCGTGCACTTGCAAAGCAAGAGGAGGAATACGCTGGATATGGCGAAGCTGAGAAGTTCTCCATGCGCAGCCCGGCAGATAATCCGCAAACCGAAACCGCCGCTTTTAAGAACTGGTTTGGTGACAGCAAGATTGTAAACGCGGACGGCAGCCCGAAGGTAATGTATCACGGCACGCCTTACGGTGGATTCACTGTATTCAAGGATTGGCAGTATTTCACGGATAACCCGGAATACGCTGACGTATATCAGGAACCCAGCGCAAGCAGCATTCGCGGCAGATACAACCCGGCTACCAACCCGCAGACCTACGCGGTATATCTGAATGTGCAGAAGCCCTTCGACACCAGAGACCCCAAGATCAGGAAAATCTGGCAGGAGGAATTCTATAACAACTATAGCCGTACTCCGTTGAGCGAAAAGGGCTTGCCGGACTGGACGGATGGTATTGATCTTGTGGAATTCATCGAAGAGAATGATTATGATTTTGACGCAATCATTCTGGACGAGGGCGCAGTTGGCGGCTATGGTGATGAAGTTCAGAGCCGAGGCGTGAGCGTGGTTGTGCGCAACAGCAACCAGATCAAATCCGCCACCGATAACATCGGCACGTTCGATCCCAGTAACCCGGACATTCGCTACCAGCAGCGTGACCTTTCCGAGCTTTCCGACCGTGAACTTCTGGTGCAGGCGCTGGAAGGGGAGCTTTCCCCGGAAGAGCGCGACCATCTGCAGCGATACAAGGATAGGGTAGAAGATATCGCCAAGAAGCAGATGCAGCTTGAGGCCATCAACAGCGAGATCGTTGAACTGAGGAGAAACGGCGCGACCGCGAAGAACAGCGATGAACTGCGCAAGAAGATGACCAACGCCAAGACCCTGCGCGCTTCCATAGACCGGGTGGACGCGAAGCTTGCCCAGATCGAATCCGCGAGGATGATTCAGGAAGTGGTGAAGCGCAACAGGGCAGAGGCCAGCAAGAAGGCATACGCCCTTGCCCGCGAACGCGCAGACGAACGCCAGAGGAAGGCCGTAGAGCATGCCCGCGAGGTGGGCCAGCGCAAGGTTGACCGCATGAAGGAATCTCAGGGCAAGGAAAAATACAAGGCCCAGATAATGAAGGATGTGAAGAAGCTGCACACCTGGCTGACCACGCCGAGCATGAAGGGAAGCGTACCGCAGTTCCTGCGCAAGCCGGTTGCGGATTTCCTTGAGAGTATCGACTTCACCAGCGACAGGGCGCTTAAGGGCGGAGAGGCCACCAAGAACGACCAGAAGTTCGCCGATGCGCTTGATGCGCTGCGCAGAGCGGTGGGCGAGATCAACAAGCAGCAGGGCGATATCGAAGCCGGAGCTGCGGACTTTGCCGGATACATCGACCTTCCCGCCGATTACATGGCAGAATTCGATGATCTGGTGGGCCGGATCAAGACCACGCTGGGCATGGGATACGCAACTGTAGCGCCCTTCAACCGCATGACAACTAACC